AGTTAAGGTGTTAGCATAAACGCCACCGGTAACGGAAAGAGTGTTGTCGATGTTAACATAATCTGATGCTCCGATCTGTTGGTAATACACATTCACACCATTTCCTGTTGTCGGAAACCCCTCAGTTAAGAATGTAGGAGTAACACTGATTCCCTGAGAGGTGTAAATACCTGCATCCAGAGGGTGACTAAACGTGATTGTTAAGTTTCCGCTTATTTCAGTCACTCCAACTACCTTTAACTTAACCAGGTCTCCATTAGCGAATTGGTTTATTACGCTTCCAGTTAAGCCCGAAGGAATTGATACAGTTCCAAGAATGTATGGGGAACTTGTAGAAGATGGTGTAACGAAACTCTTCAGTAGAGTTTTTTGTGTTGAGGTAAGCGAAGGCTGGGTTTGAATAACTGCTGCTGCGGATGCACCAGTACCTCCTCCGCCTGAGAAGGTAACGTTAGGAACCGCAAGATATCCGGAACCTACACTGGTCATTACTACCGAAGTAACGCTTCCACCGCTTACTGTGGCGTAAGCTGCGGCGCCAGTTGCTCCTACTGGGTTGGTAAAAGAAACGGTTGGTGCTGAAGTGTAACCACTTCCGCCTGATGCAAGGTAAACCTGTACGACACCACCACCAGTAACTCCGGAATTAGTTCTTACATAATGTAAACCTCCATAGGTAGCACTCGAGCTGTATGGAACCAAAGCAGATGCTGGTACTCCTGTTGCTCCAGTAACCCCGTCTACTCTAAATAAGGATCCAGCGCTTAGTGCTTGGTAAGAAACTGCTGACGCTGTAGCTCCAGTAACTCCCGCCCCAGTTATACCCGTATAGTTCTGCGTGTAAACATAATCCTGAATTAATTGTTGATCGTAACTTAAGAAATTCAAAGTGGGATCTGCTAAATCTCTATCGCTAGTTAATTCATCAATCAAGAAGTTACCAACCAAGTCAACTTTAAATCTGTTTTGGCAAAGGTAATCCAATGCTTCAGCGTCCACTGCACAGAAAAGACCGGTTGAAGGAGTATTGTTGTTTATTAAGGTTTGTATGAACTGATTATTGCCGTTCAAGTCAACGAAATCAACAATGAGACATCCAGTTACCTGTGTGACGATGTTAACATTTTGCTGGCTTAGGAATTGATTGATTTTACTCTTTACAAATCCGTTTCTAGTGAAGTATTCTGCCCATTCGGGATCTTCCGAAAGAGCTGCATAATCTGTCCAGTCTCCAGAAACTGCTATAACATCTATAAACCAATCCGAAATGTAATCGTAAGGGTGAACATAACTTGGGACGTTATCCGCACCATACCAATCTACTGCGAAAATGTCGTAGCCTTGGAGTGGTGGGGTTGCATCGGTTGATTTTCTAACAATCACACTCATTGCACCTTGTCCAAGATTTACCAGGTTGAAAATTCTTCCTTGGTCTACAACTGACATAGTGGCTAAGAAATAATCTACATCAGCATACCAAAATCTTTCTTTGTTATAGAAAGAGGAGTATAATCTTGAGGTCAAAACCCCGTTAGGCTCGTCAGTGGCAACAGAAAAACCGAAATAATCTACTTTGTCCGCAGTGGGACTTGAATCGTCATTATTTAACTTAAGAAGATTCAAAGCAAACACTGGACCTGTTTGCAAACAGGTTAGGATCGATCTTTGAAAGTAAGATCCCTGGGATTCTAAGGTTTTATCAATGTCCCCAAATATAGCAATTGCTGTTGTGACGTCTGGGATGTAAACCGGAGCATTGAACGGGCCTTTATTTGAAAATCCCACCACCAATCTAATCGTTTGTGAGGTAAGTATGACGTTCTCTGAAGCGTCAAATTCCAATGTATAAACACCAGAGGCTTTAAATTGGGATAAATCAAGTTTGATTTTCTTTGCCATTATCGTTAAGTAGATATTTTTTCCTTTCTATATATCCATCGGTTAAAGCATAAAAGTGGGTGCTACACCGATCTACCTTTATATATCGAAGGTTTTTGCTGTTTACATGAGTTTACTGAAAGAACTATAGAAACCACCTTCTTTCGTTCCACCCTCAGGATCTTTATCGTCCAATTTATCCTCGATCAATTTCTTATCATTTTCATCGAGCTCATCGTATAAATCACCAACAATATCGTTGAATGCGGTGCTGTCGAAAAGTGAGGAAAGGTTTACTACTGTCATAGCTACATCATCGTGACCTGATTGACTAGAGTAAGTTCCACTGTTATTTAGACCAAAAGAAAAAAGCTCCGGAATAGTCCAATTTTTTTCATTAAGGATGATTCTGTTTTGACGGGCTAGATATCTTAACAACTCACAATATTTCATCTTATTTTTTTCGTTGTACTTAATACCGGGTTTTGCGGTTCTAGCGGATTCTGTGTGCTTTGTGTGTAAAAAGACTTCCTGAGAAACCTCATCGTTTGCTAAAATCTTATCTAAAATGAGTTCGCCCTTAAAATTCATTTCAAGTAACACCGATATTTTCTCCTTGTCAAAAACATCCAGGATCAAACACTCGAGAAGTTTTTTTACGTCTTCAATTTGAATTTCGTTATCTCTGAAGATACCAACTTGAAGTAAACCAAAAAAATCAGACTCGTCCTCAAAGTCATCCATCGTTTCTATGACTTTCCGGGGTAGTGGTACCACCTTAAAAATATTTAGAACTGTAAAATCCCCTCTTGTTCCACCTGCAAGATCCACCGAAATAACAAAACTTTTGCCGAAAAATAGTTCACTGTCCAAATTGAATTTGGGGTGCCATCTGAAGTTTTCGTAATTTATTCCTAAATCACTCAAAGCATCTATTTCCCTCCATTCATACTCAGTTTCATTGGCTTTAATCTTTTTGAGTTCGTTCGATCCCAGAAGCAGAGTAGAAGAACTAAGAAATTGGTTGCCATATTCTTGGTTGAAAAGCTCCTCGCTTCCTAAGTTTGCAATTTCCTCCTTCTTCCAATTCTCATCTCTTCCGGGTACCTGCCACCAGTCTACTCTAATTGGATTGAAAGAATTTTCACCAGTAACAGATCCTTGATAGATCTCATAGAATTTATTCATTCCATTTGGGGTGGATGTAATTATAATCCTGGAAACCTTAGAGGAAGAAACTGTTGGATAAGTAGATCTGAAAAATGACTCAATGAAATTGGGATGGATGTGTGCAAACTCATCCATGTAAAGAAAGTGAATAGTGAAACCGATTGCTGAAGTTTTAGTGGTTGTTTTAGCAATTGCTCGACATCCGTTATCAAACTTCATAGACATCACATTGTTAACGATAATACCAGGTTTCAAGAACCAAGGTAGCCCCTTAACAATTGCCTTAATCTTGTCCATAAGTTCCTCTGCGGTCGAACCCACGTTCGCCAGGATCATTGCGTTCTTGTCGTGGTTGAAAAGCAGATACCAAACAAGAATTATTGCGGAGGTTATAGACTTACCAACCTGTCTTGGCGCCAAGAAAACGTTAAAGCGATTTGATTGATACTCCCTAAGAACAGATTCTTGGTAATCACGGAGCTTAACGTACATCAAACCGTCATCGGTCATAACACGACAATACTTGGCAAAATACACAACATCTTTTGCGCACTTTTGCATTTCAAGTATTTCCTCCTCGGCATACTCCCAAAGTAAATTTGCTCTCTTAAGTTCAGGATCCCCGTCATGGAAAGGGTTATCTACGGACTTATAGTCCAATCCTTCCTCTTCAACCCTCCATAAAAGTTCATTAACTTTTTTCGTACTCCAATAGTTGGATTCTATTAACTCGTCTTCGATAGTTGCGTTCATTTGAAAAGATCTTCGTCGATTTCGAAATTTTCTTCATCATCTAACAAAACATTACGTGAAGCGTCCATAGTAGCCTTTCTTTTGGCGTTTACTATGGCATTTTCGTTTTCTTCCTCCACTTTCACATCTTGTATTTCAGCTCCGAGGATATCACGTAATCCTTCCATTAAGCCTTTGGTTCCCCTGACTTTTATCCCAGAGTCGCCTCCCTGAGGCCTGATAAAAGAATTTGGATTCTCCGAGCTACTCTCTAGTTGAAGAGATCCAGAAGAAGTTTTCACCTCGAGTTCTTTTTTCATACCACGATAGCTTTGCTCCATTTTCTCCACATAGTTTTGATAATCCTTGGGCATTTGCATTATCTGGGATTGAAGCTGTGCTAAAACTTCGAACATTCTTGGATTAGCATTACCTAGGTCTATTTCTTCGAGCAGTTTAGTGATCGCATGTTGAGCAGTTTTCAATTGTAACATCATGGAAGCAAGATTCATGGAATCTATTTTCTTTTTGTAATCAACAAAATCACTTTGATCTATGAGGTTTTCATCCAGATAAAATTTCACAAGAGAATCTAAAAGCTGTCTGGCTTCTGTTCCTGTTGTTTGTGTTTGCTCCTTGAAATTCATTACGTCGGTTGTTTTCAACCTCGGTAATTCATCGGGTTTCACCGCGTCTATGTCAAGTCCTTCATCTAAAAGAATGGAGTCCAAGGATGCTTTGATTTGCTCCTGGACAACTTTCTCCGGTTTTGGTTTTCTTCTAGGCATAAATTATGTAATTAGTCTTTAGCCCTTCCTTGGGATCTTGGGGATTGCTAAAGTTGGTTTTGCATTGTCAATAATGTGTGCAAGTTGTGCGTCTCTCACCACGTTTTGATTTAGTACAATCGATTGCTTGTCAATATCTATCATAGATTTAAAAATTCTGACGTTAGTTAGCAAAAGTGGAGAAGTGTAGATCCTGTAAGCATTGTTGTCAGTTCCATATAGGGGGTTGGCTGGATCTGTCACTATATCCGCAGGCAAGTCGAAAGTGTATGCTTGTGTCAAAGCTCTGTAA